ACTGGGGTGTGGTACTTCTATTTATCAGAAGCGGAAGGTCACCGTACCAGCCGCACCATTGTTCTTGACTGCGCCAAGATCGGTGTGGGTGTACTGAGCACCAACCGAAACATGACCAATGACGTTAACGTCAAGACCTGCGGTAGCGCGAAGACCCTGGAGATTGTGTGCTTCTAGATCACGGAGGTTGTCATAACCTAGACCAGCATACACTAGAGTATGTGGAGTTACTTCATAGCCAAGACGACCACCAACGTTAACATCGGTGCGGTCAAATACGTTGTCTAGACCAGCTTCAACGCCTACGGTAACAGGACCAACAAGCTTACTATCATAACCAGCTTCAACACCATAAGTGAATGAACGGTTTGATGGGATTGCAGTGATGTCCTGATAGCCGACAACGCCAGTTACACGAGGGCCGACAAAGCTGTCTGCCATTGCAGGAGTAGCAGCAACAGCGGTAAGAGCCGCGAGGGCAAACATAAGATTCTTCATTCAGTATTCTCCATTAAAATAAAACAATGTTATAACATTTGACAGTCGTTTAAGGTACAACTGACAGAACCTATCTCATTTATAGATTGCTTTTATGTGAACAGCAGTAAATCTGGCAGATAACCACTGGTTATAATAGTCATCTGACAGCAATGCATCTGTCTCTAAAATCATTTTAGTTTCATAATATGAAGCGGAAGACTTATTGTGACATAGACGTACTATCTCTCTAGAGAAGTTTTCTTTGCCTAGTTCTTCGACATCCGCTTTGAGTAAAGGAGAAGAACCATAATAGGTCTTCCAATCGCTAGGCTTGCGAATCTTCTTCTTCTTACCCTTTATAGTCTTATAGCCAGCAGAAGTCAAGTATTTTCTGCCAAGATATTTTCGACCAGTAACTTTGTTTGTGATCAGATAAACAAATGCAAAATGACCATCAGCCTGTGCATCAGTAAAGGGTTCCCCATCGTAGATCCATGGATTTTCATAATCCATTTAACTATCGAACTCTTCATCTTCGTCGTCTACTTCTTCTGGTGTGAACTGGCTATCAGCATCAACGCCACAAAATGGACAAAACTCAACTTGTATGCCTGGTTCTTTACTAATCAACTTGTATTCTGTTTCACAGACAGAACATTCGATCCAATCAATCATTTTGTTTACTCCGTTTTTTCACGAACTTGGAGAAGTCCTTTTCGTCTTCGTAGGGCGTGAGGTCTAGATTTGGTGGTGATAACTTGAGGTTTTCATGATCAAGTTTCTTGACGTATTTATCAACAAACTTATCGTATGCTCTCCAGTTTAGCCCATCCCCAACAACTGCATCATGCTCTACTGCTAACGCAATGTGATGGGCTTCTTGGTATCGAAGCCCAAACACATCTATCAAGGCCTTCTCCACTCTTTCGTGAACAAGGAGGTATTTTGTGATATCTGTACCATTAAAGTCAACGTTCATGTGTCTATCAATGTAGATGTCTTTACTGTCTTTGGAATAACCAGCAACATAAGGAACATCATACTTGTTAATGATCTTCACGGTCCTACCAATCTCTTTTTGAAAGGCAGGATCGTGAAGCATTGTATGGACACGAAAACTATGAACTTTAGGTAGGGCCATTAATCAATCCAGATAAGTCTTGAAGGGTTTTGATGGAGTCATCTCTGTGGCAGACTTCGACATACTTATCAATGTCGGTAGACCACTGTTCTCCATCCCACCATTCAAAACCTTTGAACTGTGACTTGTAGATACCAATATTTCCATAGCCAGAACCAATGTAAAGATGATAATATCCCATCTTCTTGGCTAACTCTACTTCATATGCCACTAAGTGGCGTGAGATAGAAGCTTTTGGTTCTGAATAGTCCCATGCGGTAAACTGTGTTTCAAGCCCACCGTCATAAGTTGTCATCTTAGAAAATGCAACCAAGTCTCCTGCATTGTTATGCACAAGAATCCATGTTGCACGATCTAGATCGATTTCTATTGTATAAATGTCATCGAGGTTACGTCTGGCTGTAAACATACCGAATACGGTACCAACGTCTGACATATCCTCAATCGATTCAACGTGGGTTACTTTATAACCCTTTAGTGGTTTAGTTTTCTTATCGAATAGATTGCAGTCGATGCGGACAGAACGTGAGTTATACCACTTTCTATCGTTAATCAACCAACCTTGTTCGAGGGCGTCCACTTCACGCGAGTTTTCCAGGTCTAGTTCTAAATCGTAAACTTGTAAATCGTATTGCGAAACATTACCAAAGATAGGGTGTATCTTGGTCTTCATTTCTGGGTATTAGCTCCTTACGAGTTTGTATGCATTACCTCCATCATCGTAAAAGCCAAGGACCAACTCAATAATAGTAAAACCGTATGCATTATATAAAGACAGAGCCACATCGTTCTCTACTCTACAGTGTAAAGTGAGAGGGGACCATGGTATAGTCTTATTATCGATATAGTGTTGTAAAAGCAGTTTAGAGTATCCTTGCCCGCGGTATTGTGGGTCAATCTCTAAAGTTTCTAGATATTCAGATTGATCTTGATCGTCATCATAGACATAACTTATATAGAAGCCTGCTATATCATCATTGATCTGAAGAACATTGACATTACAACCAAATGATTGGTAGTCTTCAAGTTCATCAATCGTAATCGTGTCTGTTTCAAATGAGGCTTTCTCTATCTCTATCATTCTAGGATAGTCAGCCTCGGTTGCTTCACGTATACTTATATAAGTTGTCATAGGGTAAAGTTAGAAAATGTCGTGTCCGTGATATCTTTTTTCACGCCACCAGAAACATAACTGGTAATCTCTGTTTCCTGGGGTGCTACTTGTACATCAGAACCACTAATCCATTTAGCAGTCCATGGTAGAGGATTAGGTCCTGACTTACCTGGAAGACCGATATTGCTCATACGCTTTGCTGCAATGTGATCTACATAGTCACACAGCAGTTGTTCATTTAGACCAATCATCGACCCCTGATGAAAGAGATAGCGTGCCCACCCCTTTTCTTGATCGATGACTCGGTGAAAGATAGCAGCACATTCATCCCGTGTCTCTTCCCGTATTCTCGCAAAGTCTTCATCCTCTTTCGGTAGTATCTTGAGGAGATTTTGAGTTGAGGCAAGATGAACGTTCTCGTCTCTGGCAATGAGTTTAATGATCTTAGCATTGCCTTCCATTTTCTTGACTTCAGCAAATGCCCAAGAGCAGGCGAATGATACATAGAATCTAACTCCTTCTAGAGCATTGACAGCATTGAGACATAACCATAATGCTTTCTTGTGATCATATCGATACTTTGGTGTATAACCATATTCCGATTCTGGACAACCAAGTGTATTGTTTAGAGTAATCAAATCATCATAATACTTGCTGATATCCTCGGCACAGTCTAAGATTTCTGGGATGTCGAGCATCTCATCGAATACTCTACTTGGATCACTGTATACATTGCGAATGATGTGAGTGTACGATCTACTATGAATCGTCTCACTGAAAGCCCAAGTTTGGATCCAGGTCTCCAACTCTGGTAGCGAACACACAGGGAGGAAAGCAAGCGAAGGAGCCCGACCTTGTACAGAATCAAGTAGAATCTGACGCTTAAGGTTCGAGGTAAAAATGTGTTTCTCATGGTCATTTAGTGCCTTGAAGTCTTTGCCATCGCGAGACAGATCAACTTCTTCTGGTCGCCAGAAGAAACCGAGTTGTTTATCAGTTAGTTTTTCAAAGATTGGATAGCGTTGTTTGTCATATCTAGCGATGTTTACATTCTCACCAAAGAAGCAAGTCTGTTGTGTTGCGTCAAATCTGTTGTTATTAAAAACTGACATCGCTTTCGTCTATCCATTCTACTTGATTTGCAGGAAAAGTTTGTCGCCAAACATGAGTTTCATCTTTTAAAACAAAGTCAATTTTGGTGGAGTTTGAATAGTTCTTAGCTTCAACCACCTCGTAGACTTTGCCGTTCTCTTCCCATTTGTTATTATTTATTCGAATATATAGCATAACTAGACACTTTCAAACATGTGCTTTAGTGCAGAAGCATCCCACCAAGCATTGTGTCGAATAGCACCAGGTAGTGTAGTTGGATAAGCATCAACGCGCACCATATCAAAGATGATCCTAGGAACGGCAATCATCTCACCTGGACCAGTAATCATTGCCTGACAAAGATACTTGATGTCATCTGGCCAATCTGTAGTGATCACAGGGCATGGATCATCTCCGAAGAACTCTTTGATCATATGTGCGCCGCGATTGTCCAATAGAGAAGCAACTTGCATCTTAACGCCTTTGGGTACATTAATAATGACGGGCATAACATTTATAGCAACCCATGGATCAATCTCTTGGATTGTCTCATATTTGATATATAGGCTATGCCCGTCTTCACGTACCAAAGCTAGACTAAGTAGCTGCCCTCCGAAGCCGTTATATTCACAATCGAGCCAGTAACGCATAATATAAAAACTCCTTTGTATAAATAAGATGTGACTCGCGATATTCCAGTATCCAGCCACACTAACGCTAAACAGGAGCATCAGCTATGACTATTTATCTATATGTCAAACAATGTCCCCACTGTGGTCTAAAGTATTTCGGTAAGACCGTTAGCAAAGATCCTTACAAATATAAAGGATCTGGCACCATCTGGATGAGGCATATCAAGAAACATAATGTAGTTCCTTATACCATAGAAATGTACACATTTCAAGATAAAAATGAAGCAATAAACTTCGCTCTGTCTTTTTCCAAAGAACACAATATAGTTGAATCTAACGAGTGGGCAAATCTTGTCACAGAAAGAATCGACGGTGGATTTGAGCCAGGTAAACCACATACGCTAGAACATAGACTAAAAATAAGCAAAGGACTTTCAGGTAGAGTCCCCACAAAACAACACACCGACAATATCTGGATAACAAGAAAATCTCGTTACAAGAATGGTGTGACTGATGAGACCAGACAGCTAAGAAAGTCGTTATTTTCTGGATCAAAGAATCCAATGGCACAGAACTGGACATTACATTATAAAGATGGTCACCAAGTTCAAATCGATTGTCTAAAAACTTGGGCACTCAACAATGGATACAAATACAACACTTTATATATGAGGTGGTATAATCAAGACAAAGCTTTTCGTGATGGATTCAATATCACCAAAGATCAAATCTTACAGGAAGAGCAATCATCATCGGCCGAATCTTCAACGTCGATTTCTCCAGCGCCATCTGCTGTATTAAAATAGTATAGGTTTTTGCCTCCGAGTTTATAAAACATCAGCAAGTGCCCGATCATCTCTGATAGAGGAATCTTACCCTCTGGATAGTGGGCTGGATTGTAGGAGGTGTTCACGGAGATAGCTTGATCGACAAACTTCTGTAGAACTGCCATGATCTTCAGATAACCCTCTGGTGACTTCTGGTCCCATAGCAACTCATACTTATTCTTTAGTTTCTTGATATCAGGAACAACCTGCTTTAGAACACCGTCTTTACTCTGCTTGATTGATACCAACGCACGAGGAGGCTCAATACCATTCGTTGAGTTACTAATCTGTGCAGAAGTTTCAGCAGGCATTAATGCCATCAAAGTTGAATTTCGGATGCCGTATGAAGTAGCATAACGACGAACATAATCCCAATCCATATGATACACAGGTTCAGCCAGATCATCAACATCTTTCTTATAAGTGTCGATAGGAAGAATTGCTTGGCTGTATTTTGTTTCGTTTGTTTTACCGCAAGGTCCAAACTCAAAAGCAAGATCAACAGAAGCTTTGATTAAGTAATAGGACCAAGCTTCAGCAAAACGATGCACAAGGTCAAGATCAGGATTAGAATAGGTTGATCCGTTCTTAGCGAGCCAATATGCAAAATTAATGATACCAACGCCAAGAGGCCGACGATTTCTAGTACCCTTTCGCGCTGCTTTAACAGGATAGTCTTGATAGTCAAGCAGAGCATCCAAAGCGCGGACAGCAATCGTGCAAGGCCGCTCGAAGTCTTCTGGTGATTTGATTTTACCCCAGTTGATCGCGGCAAGTGTGCATAATGATATTTCACCTTCTTCATCATTGATATCTTTCAGTGGTGTTGTAGGTAGTGTAATCTCACAACAAAGATTGCTCATCTTAACAGGAGCAGCATGTTTGATAAACGAACCATGATCATTGGCATGGTCAACGTTCATCAGATAGATTCGCCCTGTATCTTTTCGCTCTTGCATGAAGGCTGAGAATAGATCAATCGCAGGGACGGACTTCTTTCTGATTTTTGGATTGCGTTCGTATTTCTCATAGAGACTACGGAATTTATCAACATCCGTGAAGAAACATTTGTAGAGATCCGGCACATCAGAAGGCGAGAAGAGCGTGATTGTACCACCAGATAGAAGTCTTTCATACATCACCTTGTTGAACTGGACACCATAGTCCATATGCCGAATGCGATTGTCTTCTGTGCCCTTGTTATTTTTAAGAACTAAAAGGTCTTCTACTTCAAGATGCCAAAGAGGATAGTAGATGGTTGCTGCACCACCTCTTACGCCGCCTTGCGAACACGACTTAACAGCACTCTGAAAATGCTTCCAAAATGGCACAACGCCAGTATGAACAGCGTCGCCACCGCGAATGGGAGAGCCAATAGCCCTAATGAGGCCACCACCAATTCCGATTCCAGCCTTCTGAGAAACGTACTTAACGATTGCAGAGGAAGTAGCGTTGATAGAATCGAGAGAATCATCCGACTCAATAAGCACGCAAGAACTAAACTGACGCTGAGGAGAACGAACTCCAGCCATAATAGGAGTAGGCAAGCTAATGTCAAATGTAGAGATAGCATCGTATAGTTCCTTTACCCACTTGATACGGTCTGTTTTATAGTTTTGAAACAATGTCATGGCGATCAACATGAATGCCATCTGAGGCGTTTCGTAGAACTGACCAGTAACACGATTCTTGATTAGATACTTACCACGAAACTGCTCCATTGCAGCATAGGTAAGAAGATTGTCACGATCATGGTCGATATAATCACCAAGTTCTGCCCATTCATCCCAAGAATACACCTTTGAAAGATTTCTATCATAATAACCTAGACTTTCAACTCTATCATGATGTTGCAATAAAGGCTTGGGATCATATCGACCATAAACTTCCTTACGCAACTGATAGTTGATTAGACGACCAGCAACGTATTGGTAGTTAGGTGTTTCTTCAGAGATAAGATCAGCCGCGGCTTTGATCAGCGTTTCTTGAATGTCCTTGGACGTGATGCCATTGTGAAACTGAATCTTTGTTTTGATTTCAAGTTCTGATACAGATACACCAGAAAGCCCTTCACACGCAAACTGACATACACGATGGAACTTGTTTAGGTCTAGAGGTTCTTTACTACCATCGCGTTTAGAAACATGGATCATGCATTATTACCTATTAAATGAATATTGTTGACTGTTCGCTGTAATGTTCAAAGTGTCCCAGTTTTGTACTCCTAGAGTCGAAACTCCAAGAGTATTACCTCTGAAGTAGTTGGCAACATCATTCATTTCTTCTTGAATGTCAATGCCTGATGTTTGACCTGTAGTAGTACCTATCTGTGTACCATTCGCTAGAAATACTGCTGAGTAACTTACTGACATTACTTATTCTCCTACATACGCTTGTATTCAGAATGTGAGTATTTCATCAACTCACGCTTTTCTTTTTCACTGAGTATGTATACTTCTTCCACCGCAGGTTGATCAAATGGAATACCAATCATATCAACACCAAACTTGGTTGTATACCTGAAACTATTAAAGTTTTTTGGATCAATCCTGAAGATTTTGCCGTTGTGTTTATAACTCGTATTGATCAATGCAGGTGATGTGACAACATAGAGGTCATCAACAGAACTACATTTCTTTAACTGACTTGGTCGGAAAGAAACACAGTTGCGCATTACGTATGGCTGCTCTGTCTTAACTTCTACTAGACGTTCACCATCGACTGTCATATCTTTTTGACGATCATAGTTGTCTAGAGACAACTCAACCACATGACCAGTACGACTCAACCAGTTAGAAACAATATTTTCACCAATCTTGCCTAGTATCACAATTCGTTCATTATGTGTCATTCTTCATTGCCTCCAAAATAGCAGGGAATCGCTCACCAATGATTTCCCAGCACTGTTCTGCTACGATACGATGTTCCTTCTGTGTTGCTTTGTCCATGCGAATCTGACAGTAGTGGACCCAACTACGAAGCGAACCAGACATGATCATAACAGACTCGGTAAGCCC